CGTTGTCGAGAGCAGTTTTTGCTTTGGTCACGTCTTTTGTAGCGTCAGTTGATGCACGACTTGCTGATTGGTTTGCCTGCAACGCCGACGTGTATTTCTTCAACTGTTCTTGTGCATCACTCAACGCTTTCTTTGCACCGCCGCCTTTACCGCCACCGCCGCCAAGTTGTTCGTTGAGTTCTTCGGTCGCTGTTGTCGCGCCTTTTGATGACGTGCGCACATATTCAAGAGTCGTGCTGTATTTTGCAGCAGGGTTGTTTGCGCTGTTCATTGTTGTCGACACGGACGCAATCTCTGCACCTGTTAACTTCATCGACGTCTGCAACTTGGCTGTGTCAAGTGTGACTTTGTCGATGTTTGGGATTAGTGGGATAGCGTTGAACTTGTCGATCAAAAAGTTGACTGCACCAACCGCGATCTCTGCGATCTTGCCGCCTAACGCTTTGAACTTGTCAATAAAGAACTTGACCAAGTTGACTGCAATTTTACCGATGCCAACAAACATTCCAGCAAACAGATCAGGCAATGCTGCTACTAATGCAACAAGCGCGCCACCTAACCCAAGCACCAAGTTTTTTACTAAACTAGGTATCCACCCGATCAACGCCATCAACAATTTGCCACCAATCGCAATAAGTTTTGGCACCGCGTTTGCAAGTAACCAACCTGCTAATTCGCCTAAAAATGTGATCAATTGTGCTGGCAATGTTCTAGCCGCAACACCAACCCATTCGACAAGTTTGTCACCTAATTTTTGGACGTTCGCAACCAAGTTAGGCAATGCGACATCAAGTAAAAACGTGACCATTTGTTTTGTCCATTGCCCCAAAAAGTCAAGTAACTTTGGAACACTGTTCTTGACGAACATGACCATTCCGTCAACCAACTTTGACTGCACACTGACAACAGCACCAAGACCGTCAGATGTTAACCAAGTGACTAAGCGTTGCATGAACACGGTCAAGTTCGTGATCAATTTTGGTATAGCAGGCAAGATGAAACCAGTAAGCGCATTTGACAAAAAGTTGAAACCTTTAACCAATAACTCTTTGCCATCGCTCGACAACCATGCAACGACATCATTGAACAAGTCAACCAACGCCTGCAACATTTTTGGTGCTAACTGTTTCACTGTTGTCACGATGAACTCGATACCACCTTTGAAACCGCCTTCTTGCATTGCGTTACCAAAGCCTGCGAACACGGGCAGAACTTGATCGCTAACCACACTCAGCAACGCGCTAAAGGCAGGTAATAACGCTGTGCCTATCTGTGCCGATACGTCTTGAAACTGTGCTGAGATGATGCGCTGCTTGTTTGCAACACCGTCACTTGTTCGTTCAAAGTCGCCTTGCGCAAGTGCGCTGTCCTTCATGATCAACGCATAGGCGGCTTGGGTTTTAATTGCGATAGGCAAAGTGCCTGACGTCGTTTTGATCAAACCCATTCGCAACGCTTCTTCTTTAAGTCGTGCATCATTGATAGCGACACCAAACTTCTTCAATGGTTCTGTCTCGCCTGACAACCCTGACCGCAACGCGAGCAACGCGTCATCTACCGACGTGTTATTGAATGAAGCCAAGTCAGCCGCCAACGTCACCATGTTGATCGACATGTCAGTCGCTTGTTCATTTGTCAACCCAAACGCTTTAGTCAAATTGCCGTATGTTCCAGCCGCTTCTAGTGCCTTCTGTTGGCTGATACCCAAACTCGCTGCACTTGTTTTAGCAAAATCTTGAACCTTTTTGCTCGAGTCACCAAAAACAACATTGACCTTTGACATCGACTCTTCTAAATTGCTTGCCGCATTGACAAACTGTTTGCCCATAACAAGCGCACCCGCGCCCACCGCCGCAAACGCAACGCCCGCCTTCTTTGTCAACCCACCTAACTTTGACCCTAAACTATCGCCAGCCGAACCAACCGAACCCAACGCCCCCAACGCGCCTTTGGCATTGCCAAGGATAGTTAGGGTTAATTTGCGCTCTTTTGCCATGTCGGTATCTTAATCGTCAAAAGGTTTCTCGATCGTGTCATCGATGAACTTTTGGTAACTATCGCTAATTTCTTTTTGCAACATCGTCACCGCTTTATAGAGAAACTCGTCTTTGCCTTTCTGCCAAGGTGTCGGTTTCTGTCCTTTTGCTACAAAGTTGTTCCATCCTTTGATTGCACGCAACCCGCCCGCTTTGGTTCGTTTCAAAGCAACTTGTGTCCCGCCTTGACGTTTGCCAATGTTTCTACCACGACTGTCAACATATTGTGACTCAACACGCCTTGCTACTTTGTCGATGTCTTCGCCTGAACGCACCATCGTCGCGCGTGATCGTTTGCCCTTAACGTTCGCTGCTTTAATCAATCGAGTTTGATTGTTTTTTGCGCGGAAGTTAGCACCACCAAAATATGACACGCCACCGCCACCGCCAATAACTTTGACCTGCAACCGACTTGTTGACGGTTCAAGTGTGTTCGCTGCTTTGCGTTCTTGTTTCGTGTTTGCTAACGCCTTCGCGCCCCTGATCACAATGCGCGCAACACGTTCATTTGCTGCTTTGATCGCCGCGTCAGCCGCCGCTTTGTCTGTTGCTTGTTTGATGTCACGAATAAACGAGTTGAGTCCGATGACTTCAATTTTGCCAAAGTCACCGCTTTGTCCTGTGATCGTTGGTTTCTTTGCCATGATGTCAACGCCTTCTTGTGTTCGATCGTTTCGCTCGCCATCTAAGATACGCGATTAAAGTTTCAAGTGTTGCTTCTGGTTCTTGTAACAACACGGCAGGCGCGATGCCTGTTTCAGCAGCGATTGAACAAATTAACCAACTGGCTGAGTCGTCTCCAAAGGGGTATCACCATCGCCGTCACCCATCTCAACGTTGTCGATCGTTTGAATCCAATCAGGGTCAAACTTCTTGTCAGTGTTTTTTGTGCGTGTTTCAGCCGACCACGCAAGCCAAGCCAAGTCAGTCAAACGTATCTCAGTTTCAAAACGTGCAACACTTCTTTGCCATGTGCGTTCAAAGCCAACAAAGTCGGCGAACACGGCTTGAACGTCGCGCGTGTCACCGTTCAAATAACTGACCTTTAGGTTGATCTTCATATTGCTACCCCTTTTCTAGTTTGTGTTATGAAGTTGCCTTCGCAAGTGTCCCGCCTTGGAACGATAGTTCTGTTGTTGACAGTTCACCAACCGCGCCATTGATCGGCGTGTGGGCTGATAAGTATGCACCAGTGATCGTATACTTTGGGTTGGTTGCGCTTGTTGCCGATGATGTTGGCAAAAACTCGATTGTTGTCGATGTTCCGACAAGTGGGAAGATTGTGGCTTCAACGCTTGACGCTGCAAAATCTTGGTTGAGTGTAACGTCACAAGTGATGTTGCTTAAACCACTGACGTAGTTGCGCGACGCGTCACCGAAACCAGTGATCTCGACTGCTTCTTTCTCGTAGTTGATGACAACGTTGGTTGCTTTACCTGATAATAGAACCGAGTTGAGTGTTACTTTGACATCGGTTAAAACGATTGCCGCCATGATTATTCCTGCTCTTTCTTGTCAAACTTCTTTGGTAATGCGTTAACGACTTCAAGATGACCGCCTTCGATCAACGCGTCAACATTCAAACCTTCAAGTTGTGACGCGTCAATTGATGCGCCTTGCTTGCCAAGTGTTGTGTTGTCGCTAATGATCTTATACTGACTCATACTGCCACCTTATGCGTGAACGATTACAGTAGATACTATCTGCAAATAGTCTGCTTCTGCAACAGTCAAAGAACTAATACTTGTAGACGACTCAACGATCAAAGTTTGTGCCACCCCGCCCAACGTTCGATCGCTTTCTAACGCTGCTCGCACACTCGACGCCCCACTATAAGACAAAAAGGCGTCTAGAGTTGCGTGCGCAGTGCGGTCAAGATATCTTCCTACGATCACAAACACGTTGAAACGCATCTGAACATCACCACCGCCCATAGCCCCATGATATTCAATTGAGTCGATGACAGGGAACGCGACTGGCGGGTTAAGTTGTTCAGGTTGGTAGGTAAATGTGCGCAAACCACTAATCGTCGCTAAGTTAGCGGCAAGACCTGTGACTACTTGTGACACGGTTGCAGGCATCAGGCAACACCGATCAAACGGTATGGTGAGAGTAAGTCACGGACGTCAGGGTCGACTGCTCGCACCGTGATCGCCATGTCTGAGAACGCCATGACACCTAAAGCAGCGTTGTATCGTGCGAACTGTCGCATTGACAACAACACGCATGCTTCACGAATGTCGTGCGGCACAAACTCATAGCCCCATTTTGCTGTGACTTGAACGCCTGCTTCTGTTGGAATGTAAAACAATGGGAATGTTTTGCCACCGACTGCGACGATTGCACGATACGGTCGATCTTGTAGGTCTGCGTCTAAAGGTTCAACAATGTAATCTTGGTTGATTGTCCACGTTGTTTCAAACGTGCCATCGCCGTCGTTGTCTGTTTGCACGATCAAACCGCTAGTAGATGAGATGTCACGCGTCGGTAGACGATACGCGTTGCCAGCAAAAAACTTGATCGCTGTCGTCGTTGACTGATAAAAGAACCTGCCACAATAACCATCGATGCGACGCGACGCGCCTTCTATCGACTTCTCAAGCAACGTGTCATCGACTGAGTCAATCAATCTTAGGGCTGCTTTGACTTCGGCTAAGGTGCAATAGCCATTGACGATTGCCATGATCAGCCTTTCTTGCGCTTTGTTGGCTTCTTTCTTGTTGTTGTTTCAACGTCAATTGACACAGATGCCGACTCGATGTTTGTCAAATACTTGTGTTCAAAACCTAGTTCACGTAACGCGACATCTACCGCTTCAACACGTTTTGGCAAATTGCGTTTTGCATACCCTTCACGTTCTTGAAGTAGGGCGTCAATTTGTTTGTTCATGTTTCAATGTTACCATCAATCAACAACGTGATGATCGCCTTGCCGACGACCACCACGTTGATCAGATTAGAAAGTAGGGGTTACTAAACCAGTTCCACCGACCAAAGCAAATGCTTTGTCGTATCGGTTAGCGGTGAACGCTGAGTATCCATAAACGATCATGGTGACATCTAGTTCAGCACCTTTTGGTTGTTCAAAACGTAGCATCATTGGCTCGCCGCTACCTTGTTCAAACAAGTGTGCTTCTTGCGTGTTGCCAATAATGATCACGTCTTCGTTAGAACCTGCACCGTTTGTTGTGATGACGTTCGCGCTTGTGATGATTGGCAAACCAAGCATCGTGTAGCCCGAGTTGCCATAGACAGGCGCACCGTTACCTGATGCAAATGCAGGCTGACCATTAAAGTTTGGCACTGGCACTGCCAATGGACGCTTCTGATCATCAACTGCTGCCAAGAAGAAACCAAGGCGGCGTGGGTGCATCAAAATAAAGTTTGGTCCAGCAAAGAAGTTTGTTTGAATTCTTTGGATACCGTCAACGATCTTTGGATACATTTCTGCAACTGTTGGGCTTGCGTCTGTGTAAGTGATTACTTGCGTGATCACATTGGTAAGTGATGTTGCACTTGTTGTCACAAACAAGGATTCAAGGTTGGTGTGGTATGCGCTAACAAGGTCTGCCATGACAAGCGTGTCGATGTTTGTGCCACGTTCAATTGCTTGTCGTGAAACATTTTGCTGACCAGCAACAGTGACGATCGAAACATCAAGTTTTGTGTCGTCCATGTTTGTTTCTTGAACAGCAGCACCTTCAGTTTGAACTGCGGTTGCTGTGCCTGTCGTTACTTTGCTGATCGAGATGACCAAACCTTCTTGTGGCAACTGATGCTTGCGTGCTTGATCAAGGAATGGTCTGCCTGCACGTGCAAACGGTGCGGCTAGATCAGTCAAGAATTGTGGGACGATTAAGCCTGCAAAGTTTGCGCTTGTTACGTCACGACGCTCAATTTTTTCTTCTTGCATGTGTCGACCAAGACGTTCTTTAGCAGCGAAGTCGTTGCTGAACTGTGCAGAAAACGCGTCACGAACAAATGACGACTCTGACTTTGGTGAGTAGGTGCGTGGTTCGCTTTTGATCGTTGTCACTGTTGACTCAACATTCAACGCTTTGCGTGTCTCTGTTGCTTCGACTTGACGTTCTTCAAGTTCTTTGTGACGTCGGATCTGCTCGTCTAACTCTTTGACTTCGTCAAGTGTTTCAGTAACTGCACGATCTTCTTCTGGTGTCAATTCACGAACCATCTCTTGTGCGGTGTTAACAATCGCTTCTGCTTTGTCCAACATTTTACCGCGCTTCTCTGCTAACACATCTGAGTAAGACATTTTAATCATCCTTTGTTCTTGTTTAATTTTGACATTCTTGCAATTGCTAGTTGTGCGTTGCGCACGTTCACACTTGTCGTCTTTGGTTCAAGGTTATCTGTTGGTGGTGTTTGTTGCAACTGTCTAGACCTAATCTCTGCAACTGTTCGTTCATACGCTGGGAAGGTCACAACACTGACATCGAACAGTTGCACTTCGTTCAATTCACGTGTCATACCGTCCGCGCTGATCGTGTCATTGACTGTCTTAAATGCAAAACTCATTTGTGACATGTCGCCACGTTTTAAGGCTGACATGACGCGCATGGCATCAGGGTTGTTTGGGTCAAGGTCTGCTTCAACTGCTAGTCCACGTTCGTCTTCGTGAAGACGAAGTGTGCCTGATGTTGTGCGCGCAAGCGGCACGCCTTGATGATCGATGAGCAAACGAACATCAGCCCCATCTTCAAGAGTTTTAGTGAACGCGCCACGCTTGACGAACTCGGTAAAAGGCATTGGTTCGCTTGGTGAGTCAAAGATTGCGGCATATCCAAACAAAGTATTGCTCGCTGTTTCTTCTTCTTCGTCGTCATCTTCAAAAGTAATTTGTCGTGCTTCAATGTTTGTATAGGCGACACGTCGATCAGTGTCATCAATTGAACACCATTTTGTTTCGTTTGTTGTCATAGGTTTGCCTATCATAACCATCAGTTGATCAATTGCGCGACTATCTGAATACTTTGGATGTCCTTTAGGCAGCAAGTCGTTGTCGGTGACATACTTTGGATTAGCGGGTCTGCCTGTGCGACACAAAACAAGAAACGCGTTAACTCGCGCCATCGCCCATTGTTGTCGCCCGACGTTCGGGCGATGAGAACTACTAAACGCGCCCGCACCACGACGATATACCGACTTCAACGCGCCCA